ACAGGCTTACTATTTTTCATCTAAAATTCTGGCAAAAGGCATTAATGAATTCTCAGTAGATGTCGGCGTTCCACGCTATAACTACGGACTGTATTCAAACGATTATGATGATGCCACTTTTGCTTCGGGTGCGATTCGATATGGCTACAGCAACTCACTGACTTTAAGTGGTGGTGCAGAGGCTTCGACAGATGGCCTATCAAATCTAGGCACTGGTTTTGCCAAGAACTTATTTGGTTTTGGGGTGATCAATGCTGATATTGCAGCGAGCCAGTATAAAGATGAAAACGGTTATTCTGCTTTGCTTGGATTAGAAGGGCGTATTAGCAAGAATATTTCGTTTAATACCAGTTACCGCAAAGTGTTTGATAACTACTTTGACCTTGCCCGTGTGTCTCAAGTTCGATATTTAAAAGATAATCAATCCGATGATGAACCCAAAAATTATTTAAGCTACAGTGCGCTGGCAGATGAGATTTTTAGAGCAGGAATTAACTATAATTTTTACGCAGGCTATGGCGTTTATTTGGGTTATAACCAGATCAAATATAGCGACAATGCGAATAAATTAGTATCTACCAATTTAAGCGGAAGCCTGAACAAAAACTGGGGCTTTTATGCATCAGCGTATAAAGATTATGAAAATCAAAAAGACTATGGCATTTACTTTGCGCTGCGTTACACACCGTCTAGCCGAGTCAATGCGATTACAAGTATTTCTAATGAAAGTGGTAAAACAACGTATAGACAAGAAATAAATGGATTTAGTGATCCACAAATCGGTGCATTTGGATGGGGAGGTTATGTTGAGCGCGATCAAGATGCGAATCAAAACAATGCTTCAATTTATGGTTCTTACCGTGCTCGTGCAGCTTACCTGACAGGTCGATACAACCGAATTGGGGATAACGACCAAGTTGCACTTTCAGCGACAGGATCATTGGTTGCGGCAGCAGGGCGAATTTTTGCGGCCAATGAAATTGGAGATGGTTACGCTGTTGTAACCAATGCTGGGCCACAAAGCCAAATTTTAAATGGCGGGGTAAATTTAGGAGCAACTGATGGAACTGGTCGATTCTTAATTGCAAATTTAAGACCCTATCAGCTTCATCATATCTATCTAGATCCATCATATTTACCTTTAGAGTGGGATGTTAAATCCACTAACCAAACAGCATTCGTAGGTTATCGCCAAGGAGCTTTGATTGACTTCGGCGCTCATCAGGTCATTTCAGGATTAGTCAAACTTGTTGATGCGAATAATTCACCTTTATTAGCCGGTTATACGGTTCGCATTAATGGTCAGCAAGATGCTGTAGTTGGCTACGACGGTGAAGTATTTATTCCAAACCTATTAAAACAAAACAAGCTTGAAGTCGATCTTCTGGATCATGGCTCATGCCAAGTTAATTTTGCATATGAAAATAAGCAATACAGTGCTAAAAAATTAGGGCCTTATGTATGTCGATAACTACTGCGAGTCATAGTTTTTGGGTGAAGACTGAAAAGTTTTCATTGGCCATAAAGTATATTTTAGCACCTGTTCTGTTTTTTATATTATATGCATTTTTTAGCTCTGCACATGCAGCTTGTACGGTAACGGGAACCACTAATAGTACTTATACCTATACGGCTGCTACCATTAATAGTGACGCAAACATCAACTTCTCTGGTACGATTAGCTGTCTTGGAGGGCGTACTACTCCTGAAATTTCAGGTTATATGTGCATGAAAACCGTATTTACGGGAACCACAAATACTAATAACAGCGTTTCATTACCTTACACCGTCACAGCAACTGTAGGTGGTGCAGGATCTTCTACCACCAACCAAAGCTCAAATGTTTGGTATGGTCCAGTGAGAACGGTCGCTTCAAATAATATTATTAGTTACTCGGTAAATGTAAAAGTCCCAGCCCGCACAGGGTCTCTTATTGCCTATCCTAAAGGGACATATACGGGTACGGTTCAACTTTTTTGGGATATGCAAGCAAGCTCTAGCACTGTCTGTGAAGGAGATAGCGGAGGCGGATGGGACTCAGGCAATGCCACTATCACTGCTAATTATATTGTACCGAGTATGTGCCAATTAGATTCCACATCAAATGTAGATTTTGGCAATATCAATGATATTGGTACGACGAGTCGTGATTACACGGCACAAGGTGCAGTGAATACGACGTGTAACAATGGAACCTCATATAGTATTTACTTGGGTGATGGAATTAACCGTATTGCTGGAGGCTTTAGACGTATGACAAATGGTAGTAGTCAATATATCCCTTACCAGCTATATCAGAACTCGACTTATACTACGGTATGGGACACTACTGGTGGTGTAGCCACGGTTGGAGGTTCTGGAGGTGTTTCTAAAACAGGCTCAGGCACTGCCCAAAGTACAAATGTCTATGGAAAAATTCCGCAGGGTACAGCTATTTCAACGACACCTGGTAATTACTCAGATACGATAGTTGTTACAGTAACTTATTAATAATCTCTTGGAATTTGATATTGAGTCTGTTTTTATATTGGGTTGCTCATGCGAATAGTCATGAGATTTAGATTTGATTTTTTAATTGTTCTAATTTGAAGATGGTGTAAAAGCTTTTAAAGAAAAGATAGATGTAAAAAAGTGATCAACGGTAATGTTGTTTTAGAATAAGTAAAAATAGAAAAAGACAAATTAAAAAAATAAGAAAAAACATCTGATGAATAAATACCTTATGAATATTAAATGTATTTTTACACAAGTTAACAGATTGTACAAATTAAATTACATTTGTCTTATATTCATTTAGTCTTTCTTATCAATAAAAAAAGCTTTTAGAGGCGAAGTTGGTTATTAATAATTTAGTTATTTGTATTGGAAAACAAAGTGTTAAAATTATGGGGTTGGGATGCTTTGAATATACAATGATCTCGAATTTTAACCTATTGAAACTACTAAGGTTTACAACTTGTTCCAACCACTTACAATCCAAACCAGACTCGGCGGATTCTACTTTTTTTATAGTATACTTGTGGTTTTGGTTTTAATATAAATATTATTATAATTAAACACTTATGTTGTGAAAAAGACGTATTTTATTGAGACTTAAAAGCACTTGTAGACTATTTGTAGACTGTTGAGAAACATGGTTAAATCTAAGTTCGCTAAAACTGGTTGAAGACATGAAACTCAACAAATCTAATGTTGATGCTATTCCATTGACAGATAAAGGTCAAAAAATATATCGAGACTCAGAACTAATTGGATTTGCTGTTCGGGTAACCAATAAAAGCAAAACATATATCGTTGAACGTCGACATGAAGGTGAGTTATTTCGAGTAACGATTGGCAAGACTACTGATGTTCCTGCTACAAATGCTCGAGCAAAAGCTCAAATGATTCTTGCGAAAATTTCAAACAACGAATATGAAAAACCAACCAGATTAAAAAGTGTTTCTAATCCGTTAGACATCACAGTGAATGAAGCGCTTCAAATTTATATTGATAAAAATGACTTTAGGCCAAAAACAATAAAGCAGTACAACACATACTTTTATCTTTATTTAGGATGGGGTAATAAAAAGCTTTTTCAGATTACCAAGCAGGAAGTCTTAGATCGTTTTATTGAAGTATCAAACATAAGTGAATCATCAGCAAATGGAGCTGTATCTCTTTTAGGTACTTTATGGAAATACATCCATGTGCTCTATTCAACAGATGAAGCCCCAATTATTAAAACCAATCCTGTTGATATCATTTCCGTAACGAGGGGGTGGAACAAGATTGCTAGTAGAGATAGGCATCTTCACAAAGACATTATTCACAAATATTACAATGCGGTACTTAACTATGAAGATGAGGTGAATCTTGAAAATACAGCAAGGTCAAACACACATCGAGATATAGTATTAATGTGTATGTATACTGGTTGTCGAAAACAGGAAGCGTGTTCTTTAAAGTGGACTGATGTAAATATTAAAAATGGTACCTTAACTTTTAGAGATACCAAAAACGGTACAGATCATACTTTTCCAATTGGTGAACATTTACATAGTATTTTGCGAGAACGTTGGTTATTAAGAGAAAATGATTGGGTTTTCCCAGCTACAAAGATGCCTACCTCTTGGAATATGCACGCGACTAAGGTGGATACACTGTTAAATAGAGTAGGAACGGAAGTTGACTATTACGTTTCAATGCATGATTTCCGTCGTACATTTGCCTCGATATGCAACCTATTAAGATTTAATATCTATGTGACAAAAAGACTTCTTAATCACACTGCTAGACCTAGAATTGATGTGACAGGTGGATATGTTCAAATTCCTGATGAGGAATTGAAAGCATCAATGAATATGATTGAAGCGGTTTATCAAGGAAAAATTGATTGCTTTAACTATCAATCAGTTTGGGCTGAAAGGTTAAAAGAAATAAAGGCGGTATAACCGCCTTATATCGTAGCAAGTTGTGCTGTGTTCAGCACAGTCTTGCTTTGTTCATACTTTAAAACGTCCTTCTTTTTATATGAGACACGTCTTCCAATTTTAGAGAATGGCATAGATGACTGATCGCAGCGCATTCTAGCTAAAGTCCATGGCGAACAATCTAAGTAAAGAGCTACTACTTCTTGTGGGAATTTCTGCTCTTCATTGGCCATAATAAAGCGATCTAAATATTCTTGCTGTTCATCATCAGAAAGATTTCTCAAATCTTTTAGCATTCACGCCACCATTTTATAAATACGTTTAACTTCATGATCTAGTTCATCCATTGCTGAGCGACCTTCTTTGAAATACTTCAATAACATCAACTTGTAGCGCTCTTGAGCTGCTTTGTTCATCTCACCTTTATCGGTCAAGGTGAGAGTGGCTTTATTACCTTTGATTAGATTCACCCCGTTTGATGTACCTCGTCCGCGATAGCCAGCATTCACATTGAAAACAATGAATTTCTCGAAAAGCTGCTGGGGTAGCAGCTTTGGCTCGAAAAGAAACGCAGGAGTGGTTTGTTTCGACATTAGAATGGTTCCTCCAGTAAGTAATCAGGTTCAGCATCTGGTTGAGAACATGCTGGATTCTCTAATTCAAAGCGGCGTTTTCTCACATAACCCATAAGCTTCGGTTGAATCTGTGGATCTCGTGCAGCAACATCTATTTCCAAAGCATCTAACGTTGTAAGATCTGGTGCATTTTGGATTTGAACCATTAAAGAAGGTGGTTCACCTGAAGGTGCCTTTTCTTTTTCGAGCTCTTCAAGTCGTTTGTGAGTAGCAAGTAGTAGAGGATCCATTTGTTTATCTGACCATGTACGGGTGTATCGATAAACAGCATTTACCTCTTCAGGTGTTTTTGAATCCCTAACTCGTCGTAGAAGGGTATCAAGGGTTTTTTGATATTCAGGATCTAATGTTGGGTTATTAGTAGCTGGAACTAACAGATCCTCCGATGCGATGACATTTCTTTGTTCAGTAATAACAATTGTGGGCTGTATTGCTTCAGAACTCTTTTCTGAAACTACTGTTTGTTCAGCTTTAACTTGTTTACATCTTTGACCTTTGGGTTTGTCTTTAGTTACGTCTATTACTTGAATATCAGTAATCATATTGCCAAAAGTTTTACCTATGGCTTGAAGTTGAAGCTTTGCATTTTCTTCATCAAGCTGTGCAAATCCATTACCAACACTTAGACAAGTCTCACCATGTTTAGAGTTGTAAGTGGTACGCACGATGTGTGAAGGCATAACAATATAGATATTTTGGCCATTTTTTAAATCATGTGGTTCAACAGGCTTTGTAAACTGAATTTCCGCTAATACAATTGTTTCGCGTTGGATGCAAAACTCATAATTTGGTTGTGCAAAAACTGTAGCAGGGAACTGTGCCAAGTCGGAAAAGTCCAACATGTCACCAGCTGGTCTACATAAAACCGTAAAACCATTTAGAAGAGCATCAAAAGCTTCTGAAGCTGTAATTAAATTATTCATGCTGTCATCCCAGTTTTAGCCAATGTTTCAATGTCTTGTTTAACTGCCGTTAGTTTTGCGGCTTCAATTTGTGTGAGTGCATCAATACCAAAGTGTTCACACACTGTTTTTACATCGAGGCCACATTCAGCAATAAAGTTTTGAAGCTCATCTCGTTGTTGGTCTGAGATACCGTTAAATTCAGGTGGACTTATCCAAGTGCCACGTTGCTTATCAAACGTGCAATTTAATGCTTTAGCTCGTATTAACATTGCTTGGCGCATGTTCTGGTAATACATGTGTTCTTTATCAAGCGACTCCGTTAATTGATTTAGATCACCAGCATGCTCGGCTTCTTCACAGCTTTGCTTCCAATTCTCAAACTCTGCTTGAGCTTTGGCAGTAGCTAGTTGTGCTGGTGTTAAAGTGTTGATGTGGTCCTTAGCTTGGGTGATAAGATCTGCCAAAAAAGTAGGATTAGCTTTTAGATCAGGTACCCACACTTCGCCAGTTTCACCGCCTAAAGCACCCGAGTTTTTCGCATGATGTGTAGGCGAGGGTTTAAAATTAATAACGCGGGCATTTTTACCTTCACCCGTGGTAACAGTTGTTAGGTAACCCATAATGTCTGCAATACGATAAAGCTCATTACGGTTTTTACCGCCTAGATCTGGTCGATAAATGATTTGTTCACCGTTTTGATCCTCTGAAGCATGGGCAATAAAAACCACATCTTTACCTAGGCTTATTAAAGTATTGATGTATTGCTTGAATGTCTGGTTAGCTAGACCTTGCGCTTTAAGCTTTAATGCACCATCTTTTTGACGGTTGTTCGCCGTAAGTAATAAATGAGTTTTAATGCATTCAAGCATTGCGCCTACAGTATCAATAACAATAGTTCTATAGGGTGCAAGGTCTTGTGGTGTGAGGTCAGCAATATCTTTCCATTGCTGAACCTGAACAACAGCACCGCGACGCAGTTCACCTGTACGATGAGCACCACGGTCAAAGTCGAATGAAATAGCTTTATCCGCAGTAAAGCCCATAGATGTTTTACCCAAACCCGGATCAGCATATAGATACACAATAATTGCTTGAACTAATAAAGTTTGGTCAGCAGTAATAATAGGTAGAGCCATTTATCTTATCCTTATCTTGAGCCAGTGAAGCCGCGCTTAGTTTTATAAGCTTTTCGTTCAATTGATGAGATATGTGAGTTACCCAAGTCGATTGCTAATTTCTTTTTGCGTTGAAAGCTGATCTCTTGTGTAAGTATTTCCCAAACTTTTGGATATTCAGATTGGAACTTGGCCACATCTAAAGGCGTCTTAACTGAATCTTTGATCTTGTAAAGAACCGAGCTATTAGCATTTGATGCATAAACAGTCCAGCCAATGCGAACAGAGTAGAGGCCAGTGTTGTCACGGCCTAAATATGACTTGTAGCCGTCAGGGTGTTTTTTGAAAGTAGTCATGATTAAGCCTCCACCAACTTATTACGTTCGATGAAGCCTTTAAGAAGGGCATTGATATTGCGGTGATCGTTGTAATCAGTGAAATCGCTGTATGATTTACCGTTTATATCGGTGATTTCATTAATTGTGAGCTGAGTAACATCAACAGCAGTAAATTCGGAACCTGGAACACCGTAGCTATCAGGATGAGTTTCAAAGTCGAAGCTAACGTTAACTCGGAAGCCATCAAGTTTAATAACTGCTATACCAGACGTTTTACTAATGATCTTGGCCGTTTGAACGCCATAGCTGCTAGGTTGAGTTTGTGGTGTGAAGTTGTAGGAATTAGAACCAGAGCTAGACTGTGCTGTTTTATATTCACAAGAAGCTAAACCAGCAATCAAAACTAAAGCTGTAAAGCCTGTAACCTTGAGTTGGTTGAAAGGAATTGTATTTGCGTTCATAATTGATCTCGCAGTTTGCAAAGCCCCGTTGCCGTCCAAAGTTCCGGGGCTTTTTGTTGTCTGTGAGAAAAATATACCTTCAAGGTAAAATAAAGTAAATACCTGTGAGGTGAAATTATTAATCAATTTTTTTACTTTCTAGGTGTAATTAATGTAAGAGGCAATAAAAAACCCACCAAAAGGTGGGTTTAAATGATGGTTCAAAAACTTTCAAATTAATTAATTAGCTTTTGGGTGTTGTTGTCTATGCTGACTAGGGGGAACAATATCGGTAATAGCAGTAATGCTGTCCACTTCATCCATATCAAAAGTTAAGCGTTCGCCACCATTTACAGCTAATAGATTTAAAACATTATTATGAATACCAATAAATTCTTTAATTGTGCATCTGCCATCTTTTAAACAAACCTGAACAAATTCAGTCGGAGTTAATTCTGCATCAGGGTCACAAACAACATACCAACCATTACGGATAGCAGGATACATTGAGTCACCTGTACCTTTAATTGCATATGATCGATCACCCGCAGTGTGTGTTGGAACGTACCCATCACCAGCGTTACCATCATACCCCATGTCTGTAAAATAACCGTCCATGCCCATTTTACCATACGCCTTAACTGGAACCCATCTTTTTGAAATAACTAAAGGTTTTTCGATTGTGTTGGAGAAAAGCACAGCATCTTCACTATCAGGAATATTATATTTTTTCTTAAATGCTTCTATATCGAATTGCTTAAAACTTATAGCACCATCTAGTGGTTGTGCAATTTCATTTTGATTGTCAGATTGATCAAGGTACCCACGAGGTTTATTAAAAGCTTCTTCTATCTTTAAAGCAGTTTCATCACCAATATTCTTGGTAGGATTCTTTCCAATATATTGACTTAACAACCCATAAGCCATTTCGATTTTTTCGGCAAATTCAGAACGAGTTAGTCCTGATTCCTTCATTAATTTCCTTGTATTACCAAGTCTAATTTCATGAATAGTCTTTAATTCACTCATTTTTCAATTCACCTCTAGCGCTGAACTCAAAAATACCTAATAGGTAGAAAAAATAAATACCCTACTAGGTTGTATTTTGTTTACCTTGTGGGTATATTTATTAAATAAAATTACCATAGAGGTGTATTTATGCTTACTCTTCATAGCTATTGGCGAGGATTAAGTGAAAGCGACCGTCTCAAATTCTGCAAAGAAGCAGAAGTCACCTACGGATATATGGAAACTCATTTAATCCATGCTCGCAAAAGACCAAGAATGGAAACCATTCAAAAAATGGTTGATGCAAGCAATCAAAAATTAACTCACGAAAGCCTATTTGATTTCTTTTTAGGTACATCAAAAACAGCTTAGGAATAAATATGAGCAAATTATTAGCCGGTCTATCTGCAAGTGCCAGAAATGACGTAACCCGAATTTTGCACGCACTTGCAACAAATAAGAATGTAGAAATTGCAGAACATTTAAATGTAGATGCAAGCACTTTGTCGAGAATGAAAAATGATAAGAAAAATAATGGGTTAACAGAAATTGAAGTTTTTTGCGAACTCTTGAGTTGCTTAGGTTTGAAGGTAGTACCTAAGGATTATCAAAGTATTGATAAAGAACGGGTAGCAGCACTCTTAGTGATGTCTAAAAGTTGGATGAACCGTATTGAAACGGTAGATGATTTATTCCATGACGAAATTAGTGGAAAAAAGGAAAAGCTTGGTTATTAAAAAACCACTACCTGCGCGAACAGGAGTGGTTAGTAATTCAATTACTGGCTAGAGGAATCGAATATGCAAACTAATTTATCAGAACAACTAAGCGAACTCAACTCAGAAGAATTTGTAGTCGGTGACATGGTGGTTGTTAATGAACTGGATCATAACGAAATTTTTGAAGTGTTTGGATTTTACTACAGCACACCTAAACGACTTTTTGTTAAGTCAATGTGCGGGAAGCAGTTAGCTCTACCATTTCAATTCTTTAGATCGGCATCAATTGCTGAGTTGGAAGCAAAACGCCGTTTAACGGTAGAAGAATTAGCACGGGCGGAAGTGTCATGAATCTGCAATTTAAACACCTTCCTGAATATAAGCAGAGACAAGGTATCCAGTCATGGTATGAACCTGCTCTTAATCTCCTAAACAAAATGCTTGAACGAAACAAAGCAAATCTCCGTAAGCGTGGATATAACGAAGACAATGCAGCCATCACACGTGAAGAGTTTAGACAAGAACTCGCACGCCGTGGCCGCATTACTTTGTATTTAGCTGGGGAAATTGAAACGAGTTTGTATAAGGCTCAAAAGATTGAATACATGGGCGGATATGTAAAGCCTAAGGCTGGTGTGTAATGAGTCTAGACGCAACTATTTGGGCTTTCAAAGCAGAGGTGAAAACCTCAAGTCAGAGACTCGTTTTATTGGCCTTGGCTGATAGAGCGGGTGAGTCTCACAAGTGCTACCCAAGTATTAAACGTATGGTTAAAGACACTGTGCTTAATCGCAAAACAGTAATCAAAGTATTAGATGAACTTGAAGCAATTTCATTAATTAGATTTACAGGTGAAATCTCAGGTAATGGTGTGAAGGTTTACCAGTTAATTGGTGTGATGGGCCGTGAAGAAAATGATTTAACCAGTCCCAAAAATGGAACCAGTACCAATAACGGAACTAGTTCCAATTTCGGTACTGGTTCCAAAAACGGTACTAGTACCAATAATGGGACCGCAACCAGTCCCAAAAACGGTACTGAGACCAGTCCCAATATTGGGACACAGAACCTATTAGGGAATCTATCAATAGAATCTAAAAATAAAAAAACATGGTTGAGTTTGAAAAAACTTGGTGAAGAAATTCGTTTGGCAACTGATCAGGAAACTTACGAGCAGATCAAAGACGCGACTTGGTTTGATCGAGAGTTACGAGCATTTGAACTCTACAACGCTGAGAAGAATCTTTGTGATGAACTCATGCATTACCACTTCGCGGACTGGTTAATCAATGCATGTGGGAAATACCAAGCACGTGAACAATCTAAAAACTCAAAACCTGGAACCCAGGTTCGAGTCCCCCAGGGAGAATCAAGCACTCTTAGTTCAAAACAGATTTACTCATTTGCTCAAAAACTTTCTGTACATCGTGAGTTTGCAAGCAAATACGCCGAAGGTAATGAGAGCTATGAACAACTTGCTGCTCGTATCGCAGTAAAACTTGCAGATCCAGAGCAACAACAAAAATTAATGCCTTACCTAATTCAAGTTGGATTTCAAACAAAACGTAATGGAGAAATAGCATGAATAAATTCGAGATTTTGGCGTGGGCAATGCTCATCTCAATCGTAACTAGTGTCATCTGTGGTGTTGTAGTGCTTTGGTGGCATATGCGCAAGGAGGCAATTGAGGAGTGAGTTCAATAAGTCTTGCTGAATATCGTGGATTATTTCCTATTCAGAAAAATAAAAAGCGCCGTTCAGCAAAGCAAACAAGGGAGCCAAGTATAGGGGAGGTTTTATTAGCAACGCATCTTAAAGCCTGCAAGATTAGTTTTGAGCAGGAATATAAATTCCATCCAAAACGCAAATGGAGAGCAGATTTTTTAATTACGGGAACAAAGTTATTAGTTGAAGTCGAAGGCGGTATTTGGATGGCAGGTGGTGGAAGGCATACAAGGGGCAAAGGCTATTTAGGAGATATGGAGAAATACAACGAAGCAGCAATTATGGGTTTTACAGTTTTAAGGTTCAGTACAGAACAAGTGAAAGCAGGCGTGGCGATTAAACAAATTGAGCAATTGATGGGATGAAAATGAATATGCCAGTACAACACATTTTACAAGCGGTCGATTGGTCTAAATATAGTACTGAAGATTGGTTTCGCCAATTTGGTGCATGGATTAATGGTGATTCTGAAAGAAGGCAGAAATTTTATAAATCTATTCCCACAAAAAAATTAACCAAAGAACAAAGGGCAGAATTGCTAGCAAAATATATAAGTGATGAAAATTTCAAAGAGCCAAGTTTTCATAAAGGTATTTCATGTCAAATAGATGATAATGAAGCACGTGCATTCCAAAGAATTATTTTAGACTTGAGAAAATACGATAGTGAAATTTTACAAGAATGGTTAGATGTAATTTGGTGCGTATATGTTGATGATACTAAATTAAGAAAAGCAGCTGCTTTGTTTGAAATATCCACAATTCAAATCCGTCAGGATATGAAATGTGGGTTAGCGTTTATTAGCGGAAGATACCCTAATTTAAAAACAGAATTACTAAATATTTGATACTATTGATCCAAATAGAGGTATTAGCATGGCTATTAAGAATTACGATAGAAAAACATTTGGTAAATTGTTGAATGAAGTTGTTTCGCCCTCAAGACCTGTATTGTCTTTAGAGCATTTAAAAGGCAGAGAAAAACAATTAAGTAGAATACAACAAGCTCTTTATGCAACTGGAAGAAATGTTTTTATTTATGGTGAGAGAGGTGTTGGTAAGTCCTCATTAGCGGCTACTGCTGCAAATGAATGGTGTGGAGGACATGGCTGTTATATTGATATTTCATGTGCTCCAGATACAACAGTACTGTCAATGATCTCAACTATCGCTACTCAAGCGATTAATAAAACTGTATTAAAAAGAAAAAAGGTAAAAAACACCTTCCAAATTGGCTTTAAATGGTTCACTTTCAAGAGAGAAAGCGAAGTTGAATATATAAATTTTAAAAATGAAATTAAATGCTTAAGTGATGGAATTGAAATCTTAAAAGAGCTTTCAGAGTTTTTTGATGAACCTTTGTTAGTAGTCGTGGATGAAGTTGATCGAATAAGAGAGTTAGAAGAAGTAGAAAAATTTGCTGATTTTTTAAAGCAATTAGGAGATAAGCGTGTAGATGTTAAGTTTATCTTTACTGGTATCGCGGACACTCTTGATGAAATACTAGGTTCGCATCGATCTGCTATACGTCAGTTAGAAACTATTGAGTTACCTAAATTATCTTGGGATGCTCGATGGGAAATTGCTATAGAGGCTATGAAAGCATTTGATATAAATATCGATCGTTCAATTTATATCAGAATTGCCCTGATTAGTGATGGTTATCCTTTTTATGTTCATTTGATAATTGAAAAATTACTGTGGTTGCTATATGACAAACCTACCCAAATAACTGAGGTTGAATGGGAGGATTATCATAATGCAATTGATATAGCTATCGATGCTATACATACGGAATTGTCTCGACCTTATGAAAAGGCTATTAATCAGCGTTCTCGTGATTATGAAGAGGTAGTGTGGTCAACTATTGTTGCTGAAGATAATATTGGTGAATACATTAAAACTATGTATGACCAATACTTAGGTATCATGAAACAGTTTCAAGACAGTGATGTATTAGATTTAAAAAAATTCTCACTAAGAGTTAGAAACCTTTTAAAAGAAGAATATGGTCCTATTTTAAAGAATGGCTTAAAAAAGGGTCAGTTCATTTACAATGAAAAGATGTTACGCGGATATGTTCGTCTTAGGGCAGAACAAAAAGGTGTTGAATTAGTAATAGAAGCTAAAGAAATCTCAGAGCTGAAAAATAAAACACAAGCAACAGCAAAATCAAATAAGGCATATTTTCCACATCCGCCAAGTTCACGTTACAAGTCTTATTAAGTTTAATTTCGCATATTGACATGTGTACACAGGTTGTGACATATTCGTGCTATAGTGTTCGAAGTGTAAGTAAGGCGCTAGTATTAAAGCTCATCATTTGGTGGGCTTTTTTGTTTTGTGTTATAAAACTATCTCTAATAATTAAGGAGGTAGTCATGAAAGATTTCAATTTTTCCATTAAGCGTCAGTACTCTGAAGTTCTTAACAACCTACCTTATTATCCAAGTGGTGGGATAGATCCTACCCAGTTCAATAATGACAAATCAGAAATTTATTTAGCATCTATAGATTCAAAGTATGAAACTAAAAATGTAAAGGATTTGGAGTCAGCATTAGATGCTGTTTTATCTTCCTTTAAGGGTAAATTAGCTGAGAAAGGTACGGCTCATGGTGATTTAAAATTAGCTATTTGTCGTTGCGATTTCAATGAAGTTGCACTTTTACTGCACGACCTACGTAGTTACTTAAGTGATTATGATTTCAGAGATAATACTAACTATGCATACCCAGATGAATTATTTGATGAGCTTTTAAGCAAATAGCTTTGAATTAAGCAAGCAACAGTAGTGGAATTTATTTTGTGCTATAGTCCAGTCTAATTAAAACTGGTCACTTAAATGAATATATGTATTGGCGGTGATTTAGACGGTGAAGTTGTAAATAACCGTGAAGGTACTTTCTTTGAAGCAAGTACAATTGATTCAAGTAAGCAATCAACCTATAACAGCCAGAGTTATAGAATTGGTGAAAACACATATCGGTTTTGGCTTTGTGCAGAATTGCCGTATATGAAAACTACAGAAATAGCCAGTAAGCATCTAGCTGAAAAATACAAATACCTTTCTTAAATTTAAGTTGTTGAATTCCAAGCCCACCAAATGGTGGGCTTTTTATTTTCCAGTTTCTACCACCCAAGCCTTATCAATTAAAAATGATAGGGCTTTTTTTTATGAGGAAACCTTAATGGTTACTACTCCGCAAAAAGCAACAATCGAAACTTTAACTGACACAAACTTGCCAGCAGGTCATACAGTATTGGTAAAGATTGCCGATACGACTAGCTATGACCAAGTGTTGAGTAATGTTGAAGCAATTAATGCATTACCCGGCTTTACTGTCTTTGGTGTAACTAGTCTTCCAAATCCTCCAGCATCGGCTTGGTATTTGGATAACTGTACCTACGCGAATGAAGTTTTAACTCCAGTAGGCGAACCGTTAGATTTTGGTACTCCTGAAGCCCCATTTATTATGTACGGTTATCATGCAGCTACTAAAGCTAATATTGGTGATACGCTTGAAGTTGTGGCTGAGAATTTTTTAAATGCTACAGGAAGTGTCCATAGTGGTGTTCGTTTACAGACTACATTCGATAGCTACGATTCAGGTAGCTCTCAAATTGGTTATAACAATACAGTTGATGGAAATAATGACTTCTTTTCATTGTTAGATACTTTGTTCCAAACA